CCCAAAAAATGCCCCGGGGGAGCATTTTCTGTGCACAATCCTAAAGGCACCCCTTAGAAAGGCATGGAAACCCTGACTCAACCCCGGGCAAGCTCGGTCAAAGCGGTCACAACTTTTGTCACCAGGAGGTTTATTTTGGGCGCACCGAACATGCATCTCACCTACGATCAGCTGGCGCATCGCTTCCAGTTCCACCCGGCTGATTCGAACAACCGGAAGGAAGCGCACGAGACCGTGCGTAACGTTCTGCTCGACGCAGCCAACCAGATCGTCTTGGTCACCGGCCCACCGACCCGGGAGCAGTCGGTCGCGGTTACCAAGCTCGAGGAAGCGATGTTCTGGGCGAACGCCGCCATCGCTCGCAGCGACGGACCCCACACGTAGTCGCAGTTCCCAACCTGTACCCCAACGAAAGGTTTTTTCATGCCGCCCATCGGCGACGACAACGTCACCCACGAGGCCGAGCACGCCTCGGCCACCGACGCGCAGATGCGTCGCACCAGCACGCAGGCCGCCATCCCCAACGCCGTCGTCGCCGTCGGCGCCGCCCCGACGAAGGCCGAGCACGACGCGGTGGTGGCCAAGCTCAACCTGGTCCTCGGAGTCCTCCGCGACGCCGAGCTGATCCCCGCGGCCTAGCCGGCCAAGGACACTCTTGGGGGCGGAGGCTTCCCGCCGGCCTTCGCCCTCGAGACAAATTCTACGTGAGTGAAAGGAGTGTTGGACATGGCCCGAGCACGATCGTCTGAGAACGGTGATCAACGGCGCTCTCCCGCTCGCACTCCTGAAGCCCGTGAAGATGAGCTGACGGGAGTTGCGTACGATCTGGCTGAATCTCAGATCCGCAGTGGAACCGCGTCATCACAAGTTATCACCCACTTCCTGAAGGCGGGATCTCGTCGTGAGCGAATGGAGCAGATGCGCATGGAGCATGAGATCGAACTGATGGAAGTGAAGAAGCAGCAACTGGAAGGTCAGAAGCGAGTGGAGGAGCTCTATGTCTCTGCGCTTGAGGCCATGCGTTCCTACTCTGGGTTTGGGCCACAGCCCGAGCTCGATGAGGACGTCGGCTAGTCGGCAGTGCTACGAGCTTACCTTCCTGGAAGCAGGATGGGACCTCCCCGACCTCTGGGGTAACGATGCGGTCGGGGGTTGGTCGGACATCTAAGGAGGAGGGAAAGTGTGAGCGAAGTTCGTCCTAGCATACAAGTCGACCACATGACGATTGCCGAGTTCAAGGACGAGGGTTATTTGCAGGAGCTGAATCGTAAGTTCCTGCACCCGTTGGGTCTTGCCTTGGAAGTCGTGGTCGACGAGAACGGTAACGCCACCGAGTTTGGTGGGGTGTGGGATTTTCGTGACGATGCCGAGGGCATCATCTACGGAGGCGCCGGTCCTGACATCGTGAAGGCCAAGCGGATTCGGCACTACGAGGAGGATCGCAAGCCGGAACGCATCGCGCGCGTAGGGTACTGGATTCAGCCGGCTGATGCGGACTAGAAAGTATTCGGAGCTGCGTCGGCTGACCACCTTCGAAGAGCGCTTCGAGTACCTCTCTCTGTTGGGAGCGGTGGGTGAGGCCACGTTCGGTTTCGATCGTTGGATCAATCAGCGATTTTATCGTTCCCGAGAATGGCAACAAGTTCGTGACGTGGTAGTGCTGCGTGACGAGGCGTGTGATCTTGGCATCCAAGGCTACGAGATCCGGAGCCGGCTGTTGGTCCACCACATGAATCCGATCGTACCAGATGACCTCGCGCGCGGGGAACAGTGGGTACTCGATCCGGAATACTTGATTACTACTACACACCGTACGCACAACGCGATTCACTACGGTGATCAGAGCCTGTTGCCCAGACCCTTCGTCGAGCGACGCCCGGGGGACACACGGCTTTGGTGAAAGGAGGTCCGTATGGCGAAGTATATTCTTGACACTCGTCTAGGTGAGGACCACTACGTGGTCTGCACGGAAGCGATTCGTCGCGGCGTCATCGAGCCGGAAGATCTCAACGAGGGTCGACGGACGATGCCCGAGCAGTGGGCGTTCTGGCGTAACCAACCGCCGCTGGCGGCGTTTCCTTCGGCGAATGCTCCGCACATCTGGTTGCTGCGCAACTATCACGCGATCGACGCCAACTCACTCCGAGGAGCGGCGAAGCGCCTGGCCAACTTCTACAAGTCATTGGGTATCCCGGTGGTGTTCAACGTTCCGGGCGAAGACTGGCACGCTCAGCCGACGTCCGGTGGGCCGTTGAAGGCGGCGGCAGCCAAGATTCGTCGCGATCGGGACAAGGCAGTGCTGCACAAGGGCGAGCGCGAGAACGCGGTCAAGTTCTTCAAGCACCAGCTGCACTACATCCACGACCCGGACACCAAGCAGCCATACTTCCGACCGAACGGGACCAAGCCGGAGGACGGCTGGGGCACGCTGTTCGACGACGAGTTCGAGGCTGCGGTCCGCAAGTTCCAGCGCGACCACAAGCTCACGGCCGACGGACGCATCGGCGCGGTGACCGATCGCAAGATCGACACGGCGTACGCTCGGGCGCAGAAGCGTCGCAAGCGCCCGTCACCCAAGGAGCGGGCCAAGGCTCGCTCGGCCGCACACGCGCGCGGGGAGCTGTGATGACCCAAGCTCGCACGTTCAAGCTCGACGAAGCCGGCCAGCCCATGAAGGGCGAAGACGTCAAGGTCTGGCAGCAACGGATCAAAGGTCTGTTCAAGAAGATGGACATCGACTGTCCCATCGAACCTGACGGTACCTACGGTGTGAACACACGTTCGTTCACCGCCGCGCTGTGTCATGCCTCGGGGCTGTCGTCGGGTAAGGCCATGTGCAATGGTGTCACTTCGGAGCTGCGGACCAAGCTGCGCAACAACGACCTCACGCCCGCGCAACGGAAGACCAAGGGGTCCAAGGCACGTCGGGATTACCGACAGAAGCTGCGCCGGCAATGGGCGGTGAAGAAGGTCCATCCACCGGTCAACGCCATCCTCGAGGATTCGTGGGGGTATGTCCCCGGGGTCCATGATGGTCTCGACGTCATCTGCAAGGCCAACGCGGCGGTGTTCGCCATGGTCAAGGGGCGAGTGTTTGATGTTCGCACCGAGGGCTGGTGGAGCAAGTCTCCGTCTGGCGATGTCAGCAAGGGCGATGGCATCGTGCAGATCGAAGTGCTGGAGACGGTGGGGCCGTTTGTGAAGGGGATGCACATCGGCTACGGTCACTGTGAGCATCCACGGGTGAAGGCAGGCGACATCGTCGAGGCCGGCGAAGTCATTGCGTTGGCCGGCCTGGCCAACCTGTGGCACGTTCACCTCATGGTCAACGATGGCAGCACCACTCGAGGGAAGGGCAATCGCAATCCGCGACCGCTCCTCGACTACTCCGTCAAGCACGGATGAAGTTCGTTCCCAGTGGAGGCGGCCTGTTCTTGGCGGCCTCGGTCATCTTCGTGATCGGTCTGGGCATCGGCTTCTGTGTCGGACGATTCGGGTAATCAAAATGGGGAGTAGTTTAACTATGGGTCAACCATTGGCCACAGTGAGTCAGATCGACGTCGCGCTAAGACGACTCACTCAGCCTCGAGTCCACCGCACCCAGGAGTTGTCGATTGAGTTTGGTCGGGACAAGCTTCCCGGCAGCTTGGTCTTGTCTCTTGGACTGCGTGAGACGTGGCTGCGCAATATTCTGGGGGGCGCCAAGCAAGTCGGCGGTCGGTGGGTGGGTCTTGATCCCGAGACCGACTGGGCAGAGATGGATGCCGGCGCCCTGCAGATCAGCAAACGCTATCACAAGGATGCGCTGCTGGAGATGGAGGGGGCGCTCTCGGGTACCTGGGCACTGATCGAGGGTGCCAACGCGTATGACAAGGGCTTTGTGCCCACCTTCCGAGATGCGGTCCCGTTCGTCTTGCAAGAGATGGCGGACTCTCTCGATTTCGCGCGTGCGCAGGAGGTTCCGGAAAGCATGCGTCAACGATTTGCCGTTGCGGCGCACAATGCCGGAAGAGGCGGGGCTTTGTCCGGTTTCCGAGCCGGAGACATCGATCGCAACACCGCCGGCGGCGACTACTCGTCGTGGGTTCTGGATGCCAACGGGAAGGTTCAGCACTGGCTCGAGGCGCATCTGAACTGGAAGATCTAGTACCTGACCAGCTTATCTGCAAGGAGACGACTTCATGGCCAACAAGAGCGCTGCCGCGAAGAAGCGCAGCGAGGCGGCGAAGAAGGCTGCCGAGACGCGGAAGAAGAACGAGGAGGAGGCCCAGGCTGCCGAAGCGGAAGCCGCCAAGGCGAAGGCCGCCGAGGAAGAGACTCCTCCGACCGAAGAGAACCCGCCCAACCCCGGTGACGACACCCCTTCCGCCGAGGACACCCCTCCCGCTGAGGATGAGGATCAGGAGACCGTGGAAGCGGTCGAGTCGGAGCCTGACTACGAGATGACCGAGGAGGAGACCACCGGGCTGTCTGAGTATCAGCCGAAGCATCCGGTACTTGAGGCCGCCGGTCAGGATCAGCATGCCGTGGAAGAGCATCGGCAGGCCCAGCTCGCGGATCAGCGGGAGGATCACAACTACCGAACGGCAGGCTGGTAGTACCGACACCGTTGTGGTCCTGTCAATCGGATGTCGCTCTCCGATGCACGGCGCCACCGCCAGCGAGCTGAAGGACTGGGATAGGTTCGCTTCAATCTACAAAGGAGTGATATTCGTGCAGGACGAGACGCCGCAGGACTCGCAGCAGGAGGCCACCGAGGACTCGGGGCTGCAGACGCCTCAGCCGGACCAGCCACATCCGCCGGTCAGCGAGACTGTCGAGTCGGAGGACGAGACGCTCGACACCGCGGACTCCGACGAGGATGACGACTCCGACGACGGGGAGTAGCCCAAGCCAAGACGAGAAAGGGGGTGGAGAATGGAACAGAGCATCCTGAAGAGCACCAAGAAGATTCTGGGCGTGGGCCCCGATGACGAATCGTTCGATCTCGACATCATCACCCATATCAACGCGGAGTTCTCCATCCTCTCCGATCTGGGTGTGGGACCCGACGAAGGCTTCGTCATCGAGGACGACACGGTCCAGTGGGCAACGTATTTTCCCGACGAGGAAGATCCGGTCAAGCTGAAGATCTGGATGAGCAAAGTCAAGGCCTGCGTGTGGATGCGCACTCGACTGTTGTTCGATCCGCCTACGTCGTCATATCACCTGGACGCACTCAAGGCACAGCTGCTGGAGCAAGAGTGGCGCCTCAGTGCCAACCGCGAAGCGGTCGAGTACGTCGATCCTGCTCCGCGTGAGACGGATGACGACGAGCCGGCCGATACGACACCGGTGTTCGACGGCGGTGAGATCTAGGCCATGGCTGTCACGTTCAAACTCAAGCGGGGTCTCTCCGACGAGTGGGAAACCAAGAATCCCATTCTCGCGGCGGGTGAACCGGGTGTCGAGAAGGACACCAGTCTGTTGAAGATTGGCGACGGCACGACGCCGTGGAACTCACTGCCATATTCCGTCGGTGGCGGAGGAGAACCCGGCCCCGAAGGCGCTGAAGGACCGGAAGGTCCAGAGGGACCCCAGGGTACTCAGGGGATTCAGGGACCTCGTGGTTTGACAGGTCCGGAAGGCAGCCTTGGTCCGGAGGGTCCCGAAGGCCCAGAAGGACCAACCGGCCCAACTGGCTCAGAGGGTCCTCGCGGGTTCAAGGGGGATCCGGGGGACGACGGTGCCGACGGAGTTGCCGGCGCTGACGGTACCGACGGAGTTGCCGGCGCTGACGGTACCGACGGAGTTGCCGGCGCTGATGGCGCCGAGGGTCCTGCCGGCCCAGAAGGTCCGGCTGGTGATATTGGTCCAGAGGGTCCGCAAGGTCCCGAAGGTCCTGCCGGCCCAGAAGGCCCGGAAGGTCCTGCTGGCCCAGAAGGCGATGCCGGCCCCGAAGGCCCTGAAGGTCCGGAAGGATCCGGTGGCGGTGGTAGCAGCATGGAGGTGCATGCTTCTATCTCGGCACGTCCGGCCGCATCAACCGTTCCGTATACTTTCATCGTAGTCACTGATCAGCCTCCTGATTCGAAGCTGCAGTGGTCGGATGGCACGAAGTGGTATGCGGTGGCGACGGGAGCTGAGGTTCCGGACACCCTGGATCTGTTCTTCACCGCCAATGGCGACACCAACGGTCTCATCTACTGGCTGGGTACTCGGAGTGGTGGCTTTGCCACACCGGTCCCGACCTCGATCGGTTTGTCCCTCGACGGAACTCAGCTCAAGCTCGATGCGTCGTCGGCGGAAGCCAGTTTGAATCAGCTCTATGCTCTGGTCGATCGTACGGCGAACGTATTCGCAACGAACAACGTCGCCGGTCCGACCATTCGCTTCGATCTGAAGAATCGAAAGATGAAGGTCAACCGATACGCGCTGCGCGCGCGTCAGGACGCGGTCGGCAACATGCCGAGAAACTGGGTGCTCGAAGCATCGAATGACGCATCCAGCTGGACGACGTTGAAGACGCACGCAGCGGACACCACGCTGACCACAGCATCACAGTGGGCTTCGTTCGCGATTACCAATACGGATTCATGGCGTTATCTACGCTTGCGCGGTACGGGCGTGGACAGCAGCGGAAGCGCGCAGTACATCGTGCTCGGTGAAGTCGAGTTCTATGGAACCTTGACGCTCTGATGAGAAACGAAAGGAGTTGAGTACATGAGTAACCTCGTCATCGTCGCCATTCCGGATGAGAACGATCGCGTTTGGAAGGTCTCGAGTGAGAAGATCCCCCATCTCACCCTGTTGCACTTGGGTGATTCGGATGACGTGGCGAACCTCGATCAAATCATGCTCTTCGCGGAGCATGCGGCCAACACGACGCTGCGGAGGTTCTACCTACCGGTGGATCGTCGCGGTGAACTGGGCGATGCCAAGGCGGACGTGCTCTTCTTTAAGAAGGGACGTTACGACTACAAGGCGGTTCGGGATTTCCGGGTTCAGCTGCTGAAGGACGACAACATCCGGACAGCCAACGATTCGGTCGCACAGTTCGAGGGCCCATGGAATCCCCATCTGACGTTGGGGTATCCGGACAAGCCGGCCAAGCCCGATGCCACCGATCGCGACTTCGGGTTCTACGACGTCGGTTTCAACAAGATCGCCGTGTGGGTCGACAACTACGACGGCCCGGAGTTCCTGCTCAAGGACTACTGGGACGAGTGGGAGGCGCTGGAGTCCGTGCCCATGGATGTCGCCATGAGCGATATTCGTCCGCTGGATCCTGTCGCCCATACCTCCGATGTAGGCGCCAAGTTTCTGGCACACTACGGGGTTAGGGGCATGAAGTGGGGGGAGCGCAAGGTAGGAGAACCAAATGGCTGGCTGGACCCCTCCGGTCGTGAGGTCAGCTCAGATATCTCTAAGGCAGCGATCGGTGTCATCGTGCCTGTCGTTGCTCCGCTCACCATTCCGGCACAGGTTCGCTTGATTCGAGGTGGAGCTCGCGCACTTAAGGCGCGCTCACTTCACAAGGAGGAGCAGAAGTTCGAGAAGGTCGCCAAGTCACAGGAAGGCTTCGTCGCAATTCACAACGGAGCCGCCGCTAAGATCAACCGCGACATCGGTCCGCTCAACGCAAAGCATCCGGGGGATTTGACCAAGGATTCCGCCAAGCAGAAGGCGTATGACAAAGACGTCACGAAGCTGATGCAGGATGCTTACCGCGAGTCAGCCAATTCGCTTACCAACAAGCGAGGCACCAAGCACGTCGATCTCGAATTCCACAACGACGGCATGGACTTCACCATCAAGGTGAAGGACGGTCCGCCGATCCCCACGGTGGAGCGAGTCAAGCACGCTGCCGAAGACGAAGGTCCGAGTGAGGCCACGTTCAAGGGAAAGATCAAGCGCGACGCCACCGGTCATATCGTCGGACTGAACTTCGACGACTTCGATCAGGTCGTGGAGCACTCGGCAGTCGATGTAGGTGCCGAGTTCGTTCTCGAACACGTCGGCGTCAAGGGCATGCGCTGGGGGGTGCGCAAGGAAGAGCCGGCGGCGGTGGGAGTCACCGCCACCTCGGTCGTCCCACACGGGGCGCGGCGCAAGACCAAGATCAAGACCGAGGGTGGGGAGAACCATCCGGCCAGCCAGGACGCCGTCAAGGTGGCTGTGGCCAAGGCTAAGCTCAGGAAGAGTGGTACCTCAGCGCTGAGCAACCAGGAGTTGCAGGAGCTCCAGACTCGAATGAACCTGGAGCGCAACGTCAGTCAGCTCGTGGGTGGAAGCACGGCAATCGGTCGCGGACGCAAGTTCGTCAAGGATCTCACCGGCGCCAACAAGGAGTTCAACGAGACGATCGGTACGGGCATCCAGTCGGCTCGTCTCGTCAAGCAAGTGCGATAAAAGGGGGTGTTCGTTTGGGTCTCGCTCTGATTCTCATCGGACTCGTCGTGTTGGTCCTGTGGTCGACACTGCTCGGGGGTCTCCTGATCATCGTCGGGATTGCCCTGTTGTTCGTGCCGAACACGTACGGCTATTCGTCATGGCGAGGCCGTAGGGGACCACCGTAATAGAAAGGAGGGGTAAGTGGCACTGTCCAACTCAGCAGTCCCGGTGTACTACGGGCAGTTTCGCCACGCGGTGATGCGCGGAGAAATTCCGGTCAACCGGGAGATCTCTATGGAGATGAACCGGATCGACGCGCTTGTCACAAACCCCAACATCTACTACGACGATCAGGCGGTGGAGGGTTTTCTGCGCTTCTGCGAAGGGGAGATGACCCTGACGGAAGGCAGTGACCTCCACCTCCTGTTCACGTTCAAACTGTGGTCCGAGCAGATCTTTGGCTGGTACTACTTTGTGAACCGGTCGGTCTACGTCCCCTCGGACGGTAACCACGGTGGCCACTACGAGACCCGAACGGTCAAGATTCGACTGATCAAGAAGTTCTATCTGATCGTGGCCCGAGGGTCGGCCAAGTCGATGTTTGCCGCTTTGATCCAGGCCTACTACATGACGGTCGATACCTCGACCACCCACCAGATCACCACGGCCCCGACCATGAAGCAGGCCGAAGAGGTGATGTCTCCGATTCGCACGGCTATCACCCGTTCACGTGGACCATTGCTCAAGTTCCTCACCGAGGGATCGATGCAGAATACCACGGGTAATCGGATGATGCGGCAAAAGCTGGCGGCTACCAAGAAGGGTATCGAGAACTTTCTCACCGGATCTCTTCTGGAGATTCGCCCCATGGCCATCAACAAGCTTCAGGGTCTTCGGACCAAGATTGCCACAGTCGATGAATGGCTTTCCGGCGATCTGAGAGAAGATGTCATCGGGGCAATTGAGCAGGGAGCATCCAAGTTGGATGACTACTTGATCATTGCCATCAGCTCAGAAGGTACAGTCCGAGCCGGTTCGGGTGACACCATCAAAATGGAACTAATGGACATCCTTAAGGGGGAGTTCATTGCTCCGCACATCTCAATCTGGCACTACAAGCTAGACGATCTGGAAGAAGTTGCTGATCCAGAGATGTGGTTGAAGGCGAATCCGAATCTGGGACAGACGGTTACCTACGAGACGTACCAACTGGATGTTGAACGCGCGGAGAAAGCTCCGGCAGCGCGTAACGATATTCTCGCTAAGCGCTTCGGCATCCCGATGGAGGGCTACACGTACTTCTTTACCTATGAGGAGACGCTCCCCCACCGAGTTCGTGAGTTCTGGCAGCTACCCAGTGCGTTGGGAATGGATGCTTCTCAAGGCGATGACTTCTGGGCTTTTACTTTCATGTTCCCGCTGGGCGGAGATCTCTACGGGATCAAGACTCGGAGCTACATCACCGAGCGCACGCTCATGTTGTTGCAGTCGGCCATGCGACAGAAGTACGAAGAATTCATCACTGAGGGCAGCTTGCACGTGATGAACGGAACGATTCTGAATTGGGAAGAGATCTACGACGATCTCGATGCTTATATCATCGCTTCTGAATACGACATTCGTTGCTTTGGCTACGACCCGTACAACGCCAAAGAGTTTGTCAATCGGTGGGAGGCTGAGAACGGCCCGTTCGGGATTGAAAAGGTGATTCAGGGGGCCAAGACGGAATCCGTGCCGCTCGGAGAGTTGAAGAAGCTGTCCGAGGATCGCAATCTTATTTTCGACCAGTCTCTGATGTCGTTTGCCATGGGCAACGCTATTACGCTGGAAGATACTAACGGCAACCGTAAGCTCCTCAAGAAGCGACAAGAGGAGAAGATCGATAACGTGGCGGCCTTGATGGACGCCTACATCGCAATGAAAGCCAATCCGGAGGCGTTCGAATAATGGGAAACATGTTCACCGCTCATCTGTTCGGGCGTAGCAAGCGTGGCGATCGCGAAGAAGTCAGGATCAAGCTGTTCGAGTTGGACGGAAGTCCGTTCGCGGGTGGTCGCGGTGGTCAGCCACCGGTCGAGGAACTGTGGGCTTACGGTCACAGCTTGCTCGTCGTTGACGCAAATCCGACCGTCGTTGAGAGGATCGGACGTGCGCTGGGTCTACCGGCGGATGCGATTCACAACCGGGCCGTGGATGGCGGTATTCTCGCTGCGGATGAGGACCCGGCTACGAGTCCCATCGTCATGGTCGGCGGGGCGGTGCGGGTGCTACAGGATTGGCCGGGGGCAGCGTTGCCCGCACCCTTCGATCAGCCCAGAGCCTTCGGCGCCGACAAGTACGCGATGATCCAGCACGGATTCAACGATTTGATCTGGGGTGAGGTCTTCGGACAGTCCTCAGATGGAACACTGTTCGGGGTCGAGGGATCCCTACGCGCAGCCATCGCGCGCCTTCGCGCATCACGTGTGGACGAGAGCAACGGCGGTGCGCCGATTGCCTATGCCGCTCCGGACGGTGCGGTCGCGGCGTGGACCAACGTGGCCAGTGTCCTGCGCAACTCCGGCTCGGGATACCACCGGCAGAGCAATCCGAGTGGTGGAACGCTGCCCGGCTCAGCGATTACGTACACCATTCCGGACGGTTATCGGGGTGAGCCCATTTTCTGGGGATTCATCGGTCACGCCGATTCCGACGGTGTGATTTGGACGATCAAGGTCGACGGTGTGACGGTGGCCACCTATGACCTGAGCGACTTCGACGGTGCCATCGGGAACTACACCGCGTTGGGCGTTCGGCTTGCCGAGGTTGCCCCCACGGCAGCAGTCGTCACCGCCACACCTTCGATTCCCGCAGGCAAGGCCGCCTTGTTCGACTATGTGTCGATTGAGGCCGGTTTGCCGGGACCGATTCAGGTGCTCGGAAACCCGCGTTGGCCGGAAGCAACCTACGACATATTCCATGCCGGCGGCGCGGCCTCGCTCGAGGACACGACCCTGACCGAATTGGATGACGTGCTCGAGTCGGTGTGCGCTGAGTTTGACAGCTTGGTGCTGTACACGCCGATGATGTCCGCAACCAACAAGCAGCGCCACCTGTTCTCACTCGAGGCCATCGGGGCGTCTCCCGCGGGGATCCATTTCTCCAACGCCGGCGCAGCACGAGTGGCAGCACGCGCTGCGAGCGCCTACTGGAACCAGGTCGACCTCCCCGTGGTCGCGCCCGAGAACGCCGAGTAGACCACACCAACTAGGGAGGCGTTCAATGAGAACCCAAGAGTTCGTCTCCCCTGAGGAGGCACTGGAGCACTTCGGCATCAAGGGTATGAAGTGGGGGGTACGGAAGACAGATCAGCCCAAGTCCGAAGCAGCAGGACTGCTCAAGGGTGCGTCGGTTACGCGTACCACCAAGAACGGGGATGAGTTCACCATTTCCCAAACTCCCCCCAACTGGCTTCAGAAGGCGTTGGCAAAAGCCAGTCCGACCTACCGAGAGCAGTTCAATGACTCGGCGTATTTGTCCATCAAGGACAAGAACGGTAAGAAGATCGGCGCGGCTAACTTCTGGAACAAAGGCCCCGATACGGTCTATCTCAACTGGATCACGATCAACAAGCATGCTCGTGGTAACGGTTATGCCAGCGCGGTGCTCAAGTCGGCAGAAGATCATTCTCGCGCCGCGGGCAAGAAGCAGATGGTTCTCGAAGTGCCGGGTAATGCCCCTGACGCTCGTCATATCTACGAGGGTATGGGGTTCAAGGTCACGAAAGAGCCTACGGCGAAGGAAGCCAAAGCGGATCCGCTGTGGGGTGGCCTTACCCACATGGAGAAGAAACTTGACTAAACCATAAGGAGGTGTTCGCGTAATGAGTGATGACTTCATCGAGGCTCGTATTCTGCCTCGACGGCACGAAGGCGACGTCGAAGTTGCTCGCCTGGAGTTGTATCACCCAGACGGCTCGCCTCTGGTAATTCCGGAGGCTGGCGGGGGGTCGATGGTTTTCGACGGATATTCCACCTTCGCGACCGATGCGCTGCAGACGGCACATGAGGCGGTGCCGTTTGGGAACGTCGAGATCACCTACGTCGATGGATTCGAAGTTGACGAAGATGGGTCTTTGGCCATCGATGCTCCTGCGGGAGCATACTGGGTGAAGTTCGCGGTCAACATGACTTTTCCTGAAGGCGAGCCTACGGCTGGGTTCATGCACATGCGCATCGACATGGCTTACGTGAATCCGAACACTGGGAACCCGGCTGTTGCCAATCTGGGCATCATCGAAATCAGCAGTCAACACGACGCGATGGGGTACGGTGACTTTGGGTTCGATGATTTCCCGATCGTCAAACAGACCGTCGGCGTTGCTCCGGTAGCAGGTCAGATCAAGTTCACGACCGAACCGAACGCTACCGATCAGCCCGTGACTGTGAATCCGAGAATTACTCTCGTCAAACTGTAAAGGGGGGATAGTATGGCAAGAGTGCAGTCAGAGAAGGTACGTCAGGCGATCCTCACCGGGGATTCTACGTGGGACCCAATCAACATCCCTGAGAAGTTGGCGTTGTTCGACGAGGAAGGAAACCCGATCAACCTGCAGACCGCAGGTGGAAATGGGGTTCCACTGGGCGGCACCGATGGTCAGATATTGACCAAGCAGTCCGCTACGGATTACGACATCAACTGGGAGAACGCGCCAGTTGCTCTCCCACCCGGGGGTGATGCGGGGCAGATCTTGGCCAAGGCCAGCGATGACGACGCTGACGCTGAGTGGGTCGATCCGCCAGAAGGTGGCGGGGGTGGCGGCGAAGCAGCCTATATCTTCCGCGAGACGTTCGACACGGATCTTTCCATGTACGTCCCGGATCTGCAGCAGGTTGTCGAGACGGATTTCGAGGATCTCGTAGTCGAAGATGGCGCGATGTATCAGACTGGCGCAGTCGATCACACCTTCCATGCGATTGACGGCGAGTTCGTCAACGGCATTATGGTGGCGAAGGTTATGCCGTCGGATACCATGATGCTTTCGGTCGTCAAGTGGATTGACGACGAGAACTGGATTATGCTTCAGTACTTGCGTCATCACGACGCGCTTCAGCTGTACTACACGGTGGGCGGCGAACTCACCAACTTGGTTACGCTGAATGAGCCTAGTGACGGTGGGCCTCTATATTTTGCGTTGGGAATAGACGGCCAAAACGTCTTCGGCGCGGCTTACTACGCTGATCCAAGGTCTGGGGCCCCGCCTTATTATTCCGTGTACGATCGTATCGAAGATGCCGATGCGGCGGCGTTGGTTGATATACCAGGTCGTGCGGGTCTTCGCTTCGGTGGCTATAGCTCAGGTTTCGTCGATCCCGGCGAGGACTATAAGCTTCTCGAGCACTGGGCGACTGATCTCACCTCCTTCCTTACGGCGGGAGGCGGCGGAAGCGGCGGAAACGGTCTGTTTGGCGATGCCTGGAAGGGCGAGTACGACGACGATGATCCTTACGTTGCAGGAGATGTCGTTCGCTATGCGAGCAGCCTCTACTTCGCGACGGCAGATTCGGTGGTCGATGGGCCTGCTCCTGGCGAAGAGGTGGAAGCCGCGCCTCTTGAGCCGAATAACATCTACCCGTCCGAGATGTCGGTGAAGCTGGGGCCGAATATCCCGGTAGACATCACTATCCTCGTGTCTGGGATGGCGGACGCTGTATATTTCTACTTCGATGTGACGACGGCCGGTACCCTGACCTTCCATAAGGGTGCGCTTGGACATCTGTGGATCTCACAACCGGATAACAACGATTTGTTCTACGACGAATCGGATGATCGTACGGAAACATTGACGCAAACCGGTCGGTATTTCGCCGCAATGCGTCTGTACGGTGCGGGTCCTATCGACACCATGTTGGAGTTGATTCCGGGTACTGCGGTCCTAGAAGAACTACCGAGCAGCAATCCGTGGGAACTCGTCATTTCTGGCCCGGGTGCGGCTATGAAGTTTCGAGGGGTTTGGACTTCAAGTCTCGACTTCGTTCTCGGAGACGTAGTGATCGATACCAGTCATACCTACGTCTTGAAGGTGCCTGAACTGATAGCGGGTCAGACTCGCCCAAGCGAAGAGATCCCCCCCGAAGATGTGGTCGAGGGACCGGGTGGCGATATCGGTACTGTTGATTGTTATCGCATCAGTCCGATTACAGGAGATCGTCTTATCGAAGACGCGGCCGGAGGGTTGGCTTTCTTCTTCGATCTTCTCGAGGGTGGGACCGTCACTATCACCGATCCGATGCTTAGTGGAGAGTTCATTAATCTCTGCGACGATTCGGGTACGTCAATTGCTACGAACCATCCGGTGCCTGGGTACGGTGGAGCGATAGTGAAGACGGGACTGACACCAGGGCGATATTTCCTGAATCACCAGGACGCCTTCGCTACTCCGCCCTACGACATGAACCCGACGATTGTGCTGTCTGACGATGCCGAGTGGGATTTCGGTGACGAGAAGTGGACCAAGATCGCGGTCATCGACTGATGTTCTTAACTGTGAGGAAGGAGGTGATGTATGGCAAAGCTCGGAGCTCGGCTGAAGCATGCTTGGAATGCGTTTTCCGATAGTGACAGCGCAAGAAATCGCCCGATTGACATGGTTGGGGGTGGGGGTTCCTACCTCAGTGTCGGTCCTGATCGGCAGCGTCGGCGTTTCTCAACCGAGCGATCGATCATCTCCTCGATCTACACTCGAATCGGTATCGATGTGTCAGCGATACCTATGCGACACGTTCGCATGGATGACCAAAATCGATACATGGAGGACATCGACAGTGGACTTGACAGTTGCCTGACCCTCGAGGCCAACGTAGATCAAGCCGGTCGGGCGTTCCGGCAGGACGTGGCCATGACCATTCTGGACGAAGGTATCGCAGCCATCGTTCCGGTAGAGACCACGCTGTCTCCGGAGGAATCGGGCAGCTGGGATATCAAGACCATGCGGGTAGGTCGTGTCACATCGTGGTTTCCCAGGCACGTGCGGGTCTCGCTCTACAACGAAGAGCGTGGTATGCGTGAGGAACTCACGTTGCCAAAGAAGATGGTGGCGATCATCGAGAATCCGCTGTATTCGGTGATGAACGAGCCGAATTCGACGCTGCAACGTCTGATTCGTAAGCTCAATCTTCTGGATGAGGTGGACGAGAAGTCCTCTTCGGGCAAACTCGACATGATCATTCAGCTTCCGTACGTGATCAAGTCGGAAGCACGACGTCAGCAGGCCGAACAGCGGCGGAAGGACATCGAGTTCCAGCTGACAGGCAGCCAGTACGGCATCGCCTACACAGATGGTACCGAGAAGATCGTTCAGTTGAATCGTGCGGTGGAGAACAATCTGTTGCCACAGATTCAGGAGCTCAAGACTCAGCTCTACGCTGAATTGGGGCTTACGGCTGAAGTCATGAACGGTACGGCCGATGAGAAGACGATGTTGAACTACAACGCCCGCACGATCGAGCCATTGCTGGATGCGATCGTGGAGGCCATGCTCCGAGTCTTCCTCACGAAGACAGCGCGCACACAGGGCCAGTCGATCATGTACTTCCGGGACCCGTTCAAGTTCGTCCCGATCGGTGGTGAGGGTGGTATCGCCGATATCGCCGACAAGTTCACTCGTAACGAGATCACCTCGTCCAACGAGATTCGGCAGGCCATCGGTATGAAGCCGCGTCCTGAGCCCAAGGCTGATGCGCTGATTAACTCCAACATGCCTCAGGGTAAGACGGGGGTGGCCATCGATTCCACAGCCGAAGAGATCGTCGATGACGAACCCGATCCGGTTGTGGCTCAGCTGACCGAAGATCTGGCCAGCACCGAAGCTGAGGTCGATGCGGCACTGGCGGGTGGGTAATGCTAACGCCTACCGAGTTCGAACTCCAACACGTCTACGACCCGGTCGCGGCCCGTGAGTACTACCTTCGGACCCGAAAGCTGAAGGGCCGACAGCCGGGGGCTGGTGACGATCCCAGGACGGGTCTGACCCGTGGACAGATCGCCAGCAATGCCAAGACCCGGCAGCGTAAGGAACTCGCCGCCCGCATCCAGTCTCTCTCGAAAAAGTTGGACCGGCTCGAAGCCAAGATCCGAGAGATGGAGAGCAAGGCGAAAAGTGAGGACCGTAAGGGAGAGGCAAAGAAGGAACGGGCGGCCAAAGAGGCGGACAAGCCGAAGACCGCTGCCGAAAAGGCTGAAGCTGCTCGCGAAAGTGAGAAGTATCGCGACAAGAACAAGCAGAAACTGAAGAATCAGGCGAAGCAAGCCAGCAGCAAGTCTGGCGGCGGTAGCTCCAAGAAGTCGGGAACGAAGACGGTTACCGATTTTAAGGCTTTGGCCACCAAAGTTAAGGGGCAGATCGCAGTCGCCAAACAGAAGCTAGCTGCGCTCTAAGAGCGCCGAAGATCCAAAAGACGAAAGGAACAGTCAAAATGGGAGAAAAGTCCCGCCGACTGGATTTCGGTGACTCTTCGCCGGAGAACAGTCTGATGCATTCGGCCGCTGCGGTCAAGCCCGACTTCAGTGGCTGGGCCACGAAGTTCGGTCTGCGCTGCTCGGACGGGCGCACTATCCTGAACGGTGCCTTCGAGCACCAGGACGGAGACCGAGTTCCGCTGGTCTGGCAGCACGGGCACAGCTCGCCCGAGAACGTCCTGGGACACGCGATCCTGGAGACCAAGAAGCAGGGTGTCTACTGCTACGGGTACTTCAACGACACGGCCCAGGCCCAGAACGCGAAGACGTTGGTGCAGCACGAGGACATCTCGGCGCTGTCGATCTTCGCAAATTCGCTCATCGAGAAGGCCAAGCAGGTCTCGCACGGCATCATCCGCGAGCTCTCGCTGGTCCTGGCCGGCGCCAATCCCGGCGCGCTGATCGACAACATCGAGATCGCGCACGCGGACGGTTCGGTGGATACGGTCGCTGACGAAGCGATTATCTACACCGGCCTGGAGCTGGAGCACGCCGACGGTCCCACCGCTGAGGCGGAAACGGAGATCGAGACGGTGACGGTGACCGAGACGGTGACGGTGACGGACAACGATCCGACCGTTTCGGACGTCTACGCGACGATGACTTCGGAGCAGCAGGAGGTCGTCCACTACATGGTGGGCGCAGCTCTGGAGAGCACGGCAACCCCCGAAAGCACCACCGAAACCGAGACCTCCGACGAGGAGGGCATCACCCACGACGACAAGGACGAGAACGAGATGAGCGGACGAAACGTCTTCGAGCAGGCCCGCGAGGACCGCGAGGCCGCGCCCCGGACCGTGCTTTCGCACGACGCGATGCGTGGCATCGCCGCCGACGCCGTCAAGCGTGGCTCGCTGAAGGAGGCAGTGGAGGACTACGCCTTCAAGCACGGCATCGAGAGCATCGACACGCTGTTCCCGGATGCGCGGACGATCACCGACACCCCGGAGTTCGACAAGCGCCGGACCGAGTGGGTGTCCGAGGTCCTCAACAAGGTCCGCAAGAGCCCGTTCTCGCGGATCAAGTCGATCACGGCGGACATCACCCACACCGAGGCGCGGGCGAAGGGCTACATCAAGGGCACGCTGAAGAAGGAGGAGTTCTTCGGCCTGATGAAGCGCGTCACGACCCCGAGCACGGTGTACAAGAAGCAGAGGCTCGATCGCGACGACATCATCGACATCACGGACTTCGATGTCGTGCTGTGGCTGAAGGCCGAGATGCGGCTCATGCTCGACGAGGAGATCGCGCGCGCCATCCTCATCGGGGACGGCCGTGACGTCGACGACGAGGACAAGGTCCGGGACCCGAAGGGCGCCACCGACGGGGCCGGCATCCGTTCGATCCTCAACGACGACGACCTCTACGCGGCGACGATCACGATCGACGTCGACGGGGACCTCAAGAAGACGGACCTCGTGGACAAGATCCTCGAGTCCATGCGGTTCTACAAGGGCTCCGGGCTCCCGACGTTCTACACGACGCTGCCCGTCATGACGCAGATGCTGCTGGCCCGAGACACGCACGGCCGGCGCTTCTACCGCACCGCCACGGATCTCGCGGCGGAGCTGGGCGTCGACAAGGTGGTGACCTGCGAGGTCATGGAGGACGAAGTCGACCTGGTCGGGCTCGTCGTCAACCTCCAGGACTACACGATGGGCGCCGACCGCGGTGGCGAGGTGTCGTTCTTCGACGACTTCGACATCGACTACAACCAGTACAAGTACCTGATCGAGGCCCGCGCTTCCGGAGCCCTCACCAAGATCCGGTCCGCGCTGGTCATCAAGCAGGCCGCGTCCGGCGCCACCAAGGTCATGCCGGCCGAGCCGGTGTTCGATCCGGACGACTCCGAGATCACGATCACCGACACCACGGGAGTCACCTACCGCCGCAGCGATACCAACGCGGCGGTGACGAGCTCCGGCTCGCCGTACGTCGTCGACGAGGGCGTGGACCTCACGATCTACGCCGTCGCCAACGCGACGTACTTCTTCGACAACAACGTCGAGGACGAGTGGACGTTCCGCGGCACGGCCGGCGGCGCGTAGGCCTGAACCCCGGACATGGCGAGGTATCACGGCAAGGTCGGGTATGGTGATACCGTCGAAAGTGCGCCTGGTGTGCACTCCGACACCATCGTAGAGCGTCTCTACTACGGCGATGTTATTCGCAATAGCAGGACGCTCCGCGAGGGGGAGAACCTGAATCAGGATCTCTCCGTCGGCAACTCGATAAGCATTGTCGCCGATGCTTATGCTCGTGAGCATTTCTTCGCCATTCGATACGTGGAGTGGGCGGGGGTGTACTGGACAGTGGCGAACGTGGAAGTCCAGCACCCCCGTCTTCTTCTCAACCTGGGGGAGGTCTATCATGGCCCAACCCCGGGTTGAGCTTCAAACGATCCTGGAAGGGATCACGGAGCATGTGTATTTTCAGCCTCCGATAAACATCGAGATGCAATTCCCGTGCATTGTCTATGCGCGGGACGGAAGCGAAACGGAGCACGCGGGGAACAAGCTCTACCGACTCACCAAGCGGTACCAGGTGACGGTCATCGACCGGAATCCCGACAGCGTCCTGCCAGACGAAGTGGAAGAGTTGCCTCTGTGCGATTTCGACCGATTTTTCGCGGCGGACAATCTCAATCACTACGTTTTCACCCTCTTCTTCTGAGAAAGGAACCATCTGCATGGCACCACTGACGTGGGACCAGGTCGGCGAACGACTGTTCGAGACCGGTGTCGATCACGGAGTCCTCTACATCCCGGACGAGGTCGGGGCCTACGACGAGGCGCATCCGTGGAACGGTCTGACAACCGTCACCGAGTCGCCGTCGGGCGCGGAGTCCAACCCGCAGTACGCCGACAACATCAAGTACCTGAACCTCATCTCCGCCGAGGAGTTCGGCGCGACGGTCGAGGCCTTCACGTACCCCGAGGCCTTCGCGCAGTGCGACGGTTCGGCGCTGCCCTCTCCGGGCATCGTCCTCGGACAGCAGGGCCGCAAGGTGTTCGGCCTGGCGTACCGCACGAGGCTCGGCAACGACCTCGAGGGTGTCGACCACGGCTACAAGATCCACCTGATCTACGGCGCCCAGGCAGCGCCGTCGGAGAAGGCCTACGGCACGATCAACGACTCTCCCGAGGCCATCACGTTCTCGTGGGAGGTCACCACCACGCCGGTCCCGGTCGCGGCTGAGATCGAGGGCGTGCAGCTCAAGCCCACGGCCCAGCTGGTCATCGACTCCACCAAGGTGGACGCCGACGATCTGGAGGCGCTCGAGGAGATCCTGTTCGGCTCGGCAGGCGATGACGCCCGCCTCCCCCTGCCGGATGAGGTCATCGCCCTGTTCACCGGCGAGGTCGTCGAAGTGGATCTGGGTACCCCGGCCAACCAGCCGACGTACAACGCCGGCACGCACGTCCTGACCCTCCCCGCCGTCACCGGCGTGCAGTGGAAGGTGAACGGCATCAACAAGGCCAACGGCGCTCAGCCGGCGCTCGGCGTCGGAGAGACCGCCGAGGTGCAGGCCGTTGCCCAGGCCGGGTACAACCTGGACGGCGACGACGACTGGACGTTCGACTACTAGTCGTCCCAAGTTGAAAGGAGCCAGAGGATGCTCAGGATTCAAGTCGGTGCAACCGATTCTTACGACGAAGCGACATCTCAATTCGTCGAACAAGGTGGCATCACCTTGGAACTAGAGCATTCTCTGGTCTCTCTTTCAAAATGGGAGGCAACTTTTGAGAAGCCGTTTCTCGGAAACAAAAGTAAAACTTCGGAAGAGATCTTTACGTATGTGAAGTGTATGTTGATTAGCCGCGAAGTTCCAGAGGATCTTCTCCACAAACTCTCTGAGCAGAACTTTAAGGAGATCAACGAGTACATCGACGCCAAGATGACGGCAACGTGGTTCAGCGACCAACCGGGCGCTCCTCGAACTCGAGAAGTTATCACGGCTGAGCTCATTTACTACTGGATGACGGTGTTCAACATTCCGTTCGAATGCGAACATTGGCATCTCAACCGACTTTTCACGCTTATTCGGATCTGCAACGTCAAGCAGGCCAAGCCAAAGAAGATGAGCCGCGCTGAGATCTCTGCGCGTAACCGAGAGATCAACGAGCAACGCAAAGCACAAATGGGAACCAAGGGGTAGAAAGGAGGCCATATGACCGTACTTGAATGGGACAAGACGGGAGACCGTCGGTTCGAGACAGGCGTCGACCGTGGCGTCCTCTATCTACGTGACGGAGCGGCGGTCCCGTGGAATGGGTTGACTTCGATTTCCGAAGAGACGTCTCGGGAAGTCAAGTCGTACTACCTCGACGGGGTGAAGTATCTCGACCATCATGTTCCGGGGTCTTACGCAGCGACGCTTTCCGCGTTCACATATCCGGATGAGCTTGACGCACTCATGGGCAACGAGGAATTTGCTCCGGGGGTCATTCTCCACGATCAAAAGTCATCGGTCTTCCACCTGTCCTATCGAACCAAGATCGGTAACGACGTAGAAGGCGTGGACTTCGGATACCGGCTTCATATTCTCTACAATATCATGGCCGTTTCGAACGGAGCCGCCATGTCGTCGATTGGGGACGCGGTTACGCCAAGTGCTTTCGAGTGGGCTCTGACGGGTACGCCGGCGAACATGTACGGCGTTCGTCCTACCAGTCACATTTCTCTCGACTCTCGGCATCTTGATTCGTTGCAGTTGGTGGCGATCGAGAACCTACTTTACGGGACAGAAGAAGACGAGCCGACGATGCCCGACGCGGTGGATCTGCTCGAGATGTTGGATCCGGTGGGTGATCCGACATGAGGGTTGATTTTCAAGGCGACGCACAGCCTAATCCGGAATTGGTGTTTCCAGATCCGGGTTCTGACGATACTTTCCCGCCGCTCACTCTGGTGCTTCCCGAGGGAGTGTTTTTGCCGGCATCATACATCGCCATGGGATACACTCATTACGAGGTTTGGTGCATTGGTGGTGCGGGTGGACGGGGTAGCGATTCCGGAGGTCGAGGATATTTGATCAACGAGGATGGGTCACCGGCGCCATTTGGATCTCCGGCTGCGGGTATTGCTCATCTTGATCTTACTTGGCCTTACTACTTCGAAGAGTTTCCCGAAGACACGCAGCACTGGCATGATCCGCGTATCAGTCAACCGGAGTGCTACGGCGGCGGAGGTGGCGGGGGTGGGTTGCACGTAGTCTCGGGACTTCTGGCAGTGCTCCCCGACGAAGTAACGGTTGTGGTTGGTCAAGCTGGTGTAGACGCTCCGCTGGCTCAGAATGCTCGCCCAATAGACATCACTCCGACGATCGACGATGTGCCATATTCTCCAGGCAGCGTTTACGACGAACCACATCTTACTTTCGTTCCTCCGGAATCGGGGGAAGATGGCGGTGCTTCGACGTTCAATGGCTTAACCTGTCGGGCATCAGGCGGTAAGGGAGGTGGCCCTTCAGGATATTGGACCGGTAGTCCGCCTCGGTTTGTAATCTCTGGTAACGGAGGAGCTGGCGGGGCCGGTAACCGAACCACGGCGGGAGGTGGAGCCGTTGGGGCAACCGAGCCGTTCAATCCACCCGACGGTTCGTGGGATGGAGATATCGGCAAAGGTGGCGGTGGCGGTCGAGGCGGTAGTAACACGCCGCCACTTTCTGGACCTGGATACGGGGTGTAACCATGGCCGATCAAACTTGGGTGGAGTGGGGATTGTTTCGAGCGGCCGGACCCAGTGGACGGGGGTCGTATTCTTACGCTGACCCAACCGTGTTTGGGGGCAGAGAGCTTCCGGAAAACCGAGTGGTCGTGGTTGGTTACGGGAACGGTGGAGGCATATACGGATCTCCGGTATCCAAACCCATGATCGCCGGTCGAGGTGGCGGCGCAAAGGCGCTCGCGTCTCTGGCACACGGTTCCCACGCTACGGGATTCAACCCCAACGGGCTCGTGGTGATCCGACTTACTCGCATCGAATAGGAAAGGGAGGAGTCTTGATCAAAGTTACGAATCGAGGCTCCTTCCGTCATATGGAGGCCTTCGCCAAGCGAATTCAATCTCGGTCATATTTGACGCAGCTCGCAAAGTACGGCCCCATTGGGGTAGCGGAGCTTCAGAAGGCTACGCCCAAGGACAGCAGCGAAACCGCGAATTCGTGGTACTACGAGATCGTGGACAAGCCCGGATATTTTGCCATTCACTGGTACAACGCCAACGTGGAGGATCCGGGCAGGATTCCGATTGCTGTGCTCATCCAATACGGGCACGGCACCGGAGGGGGTAGCTATGTGGAAGGCGTTGATTACATCAACCCCGCGTTGCGCCCGATATTTGATCAGATAGCCGTCGACATGTGGAAGGAGGTGACCAAGTAGTGCCGAGTATTGACGAGCGCGTTGTCTCCATGGCATTCGAGAACGCCAAGTTCGAATCCGGAGTGGCGCACACGATGGCCACGCTGTCCAAGCTGGATGTGGCGATCAAGAACATCGGTTCGACCAGCGGGCTGCAGAACATTGAAGCTCAGGCCAACAAGGTCACCTTGGCAGCTCCGATGTCGGCGCTGGAGAAGCTCAAGTCCAAGATGGGCTTCCCGGAGGCCAAGACGGCCTTTGCTGAGGTAGAAGCTTCGTCGCATAAGGTCACCTTCTCGGGAATTACTGGCGCGATCGATAAGGTTACGTCCAAGCTTGGGTTCCCGGAGGCTAAGGGCGCTTTCGCTGAGATCGAAACGGCATCAGACAAGGTCAATCTGTCTGGTCTCAACACCGCTATCGAGAAGACAGCTGGTAATTTCTCGGTGCTTTCGGGTGCCGCGGCAGTGGCTATCGGCAATATTTCCTCTCAGGCGGCGATGGCTGTTGGCAAAGCAGTCACTCAGTCACTGAATGCGATCAAAGATGGGTTCTCCGATTACGAGTTGAAGATCGGTTCAACCCAGACCATCATGGCCGGTACTGGTGAGAACATCGGTACCGTCACCAAGTATCTCAAGGAACTCGACGTCTACGCGGATCGAACGATCTACAACCTCCGTGACATGACGGGTAACATCGGTAAGTTCACCAACGCCGGAGTGAAACTGCCACTGGCCGTGAACGCGATGAAGGGTATCGCGAACCTGGCGGCTCTGTCTGGAGCCAATACCGAAGAAGCGGCTCGAGCGATGTACAATCTTGGTCAGTCTATTGGCCAGGGTACGGTGCGCATGGCGGATTGGCGTTCAGTCGATCTTGCCAACATGGGTACGAAAGAGTTCAAGGAGCAGCTCATCGATGCCGCCCTAGCGGCCGGAACGCTGACGAAGGGCTCCGACGGAACTATCAAGTCGCTCAAGGGCAACGAAGTCAACTTCAAGACTTTCGGTGTCACTTTGCAGGATCAGTGGTTGACGGCCGAAGCACTGACCACAACGCTGAACAAGTACTCCGACGAGACCACCGGTCTGGGTAAGCGGGCCTACGCCGCAGCTTCAGACGTCAAGACGATGACGATGGGTCTCACGACTCTCGCTGCAGCAGCCGGTACCAGCTGGACAGACACCTTCGACATCATCATCGGCAACCTTCCGGAAGCCACGAAGTTGTGGACGAACGTCACCAACGCCATCGGTGGATTCATCGGCAAAACGGGCGAAGCCCGTAACAAGATGCTCAAGGAGTGGAAGGATCTTGGCGGGCGGGAAGAGCTCATCAAGGGACTTAAGGACGCCTTCGGGGCCTTGTTCGCAGTCTTGGGCGCGGTAGGTAAAGCGTTCCGAGATGTATTCCCGGCCAAGACGGGCGCAGATCTCTACGACATGACGAAGAGCTTTGCCGCGTTTGCCAAGGCGCTCATGCCTTCTGATGAGACTTTGAAGAACCTGCGGAGAACGTTCCAGGGTTTCTTCGCGGTTCTGTCCATCGGTTGGAGCATCGTCAAGGGAATCACTGGCGTCATATTCGATCTCCTCGGGGTGGCTGGAAAAGGCTCCGGGGGATTCTTGGAGATCACTGGAAGTATCGGAGATTTCCTCTCTCAAGTGGATGTGGCCATCAAGAAGGGTGGGGTACTCACCGGGTTCTTCGAGAGCCTTACAGCGGTCCTGAAGCTCCCTCTAGAGCTTCTCAGGAACATCGCTGGCGCTATTGGTGGTTTGTTCGGGGCAGAGACCGATTCCAGTGGCGTTCAGGAGTCTTTGGACGGAGTCAGGTCCTCGGCTAAGCCACTTACGGATATTCTGGACAAGTTGTCCGGGGCGTGGGACTGGATGGTCCGAGCGCTAAACGATGTCGCCGGTGCGGTCAAACCCGTGCTCGACAAGATCGTTACGGAGATCCAGGGTTTCGCCGGGTTGGTCGCAAACGCGATCGATTCTATGAACTGGGACGCCGTGTTCCTGGCCCTGCAGACAACCTTCCTCGGTGGTCTGTTCCTGGCGGTCAAGAAGGCCATTGGGGGCGGCATCGGGGATATTGGCGGCGGCGTGCTCGAGAACGTCAACGGGATCCTCAAGGGTCTTACCGGCAATCTCGAGGCCATGCAGAAGAACATCCAAGCCAAGACGCTGTTGGCCATCGCTTCGGCGATTGCCGTTCTGGCCGCGGGTATTTTCGTTCTGTCGACGATCGACGGGGCGGACCTGTCCAAGGCTATGACAGCTGTGGCTGTGGGTATGGGCGAACTGGTTGCCGTCATGTTCGCCATGAGCAAGGCAGTGACCGGCGGCGCGTTCCTAACGTTGCCGTTTATCGCTGCTGCCATGATTGGTCTCGCTGTGGCTCTGGTTATTTTGGCTGGAGCGATGAAGCTCATGGCTACCATGAGTTGGGAAGAGTTGGCCAAGGGTCTGGTCGGTCTGGGTGGGGCTTTGGCGGCAGTGGGTGTCGGAACCAAGCTCATCGCTGGTCCTCAGATCATCGCTGCCGGTTTGGCGATGATTCCGTTGGCCATTGGTATCAACCTCCTGGCCCTCGCGATGAAGCAGTTGGGCGGTATGAAGTGGGAAGATCTGGCTAAGGGTCTGGCGGGTGTCGCTGGAGCACTTCTGTCTATCGCTGCCGGCATGGTTCTCATGCCTCCGACTCTCCCGGTTACCGCGGTCGGCATCCTTATTCTGAGCGGGGCATTGATTCTGTTGTCTGGAGCCATCGCCAGCTTTGGAAACATGGATCCGAAGGCGTTGGCGCAAGGACTCCTCGGAGTTGGCCTGGCACTATCTGCCATCGGTCTTGCCATCGCGTTGATCCCGCCCACGATTGCTCTTCAAGCAGCTGGGTTGGTTATCCTCGGGATCGCACTTACCGGAATCGCTGGAGCCGTCGCTCTATTCGGGTCCATGGATTTGGCTTCGTTGGCCAAGGGCATTGTTGCCATCGCTGGCACTTTGCTCGTTCTGGCAGTTGGTCTCACGGCCATGACCGGAACTCTGGGTGGGTCGATAGCGTTGCTGGCTGCTGCCGGAGCTTTGGCCATCCTGGCTCCGACGTTGGCTTTCATGGGTACCTTGAAGTGGTCAACCATATTCAAGGGGCTGGCAGCGATTGCCCTTGTGTTGGGAACGCTGGCTCTCGTCGGCGCAATCGCCTCTACCGGGCTTATTGCTCTGGGCGGAGGCTTGGCAGTACTGGGTCTCGGTATGCCTACCATCGCAGCGGCCATATATTT